CAAGTATTTTTCCCTGAGCATTAAGTTCATTATTGGAGATGAGTGCGAACATAAAGTCAGCGGTTGCGGGTAGTCCAAAAGATTCGGACGTGTCTTCAAGCCCCACATCGTCATTAGAGTAACCAGAACGTGTCGTCTGTGTTGCAGACATAATCGGCACGTCGAATTCCACCGCCAACCCACGTAACTCCTCAGCAATAGACTTGATATACGTATACGAGTTAATAGCACCGCCCATTCCTTTCATACGAGAAGAGGCACAGATGTTCAGGTAATCAATAAAGATTAGGTCAGGAACAAAGTTCTTCTTCAGTTTCAGTTCGTTCAACAGGGCACGGAAGTGCGAGGCATTCGCCTGTCCTGTCGGGTATTCTTTGATGATCAACTTGCCCTGAGTCTTACGTGAGATTTCACCCACACGATCACGGAACATATCCTTCGATAGGTTCTCAAGTTGATCTATCGGGACGTTGAGAAGATTTGCATCGATCCGTTCTGCGATACGCTCTTCAGCCATTTCCATAGTGACGTAAAGGACATTTTTCCCCTGTGACAGGGAAGCTCCAGCACAATGGCACATGAAAAGAGATTTACCCACACCCGTACCAGCAAGAGCGATGTTGAGGGTTTTGTTAGGTAATCCACCCTTAGTGATATCATTGAAGTATTCCAGATCGAACGGAATACGTTCTTCTTTTTCGTGGTAGAAGTTGAATCGGGCATCTACATTCTCCAGATAATCGTGACCGATATTAGTGTCAAAGGTCACCGACAGTGCCTTACTCAAGACTTCTGGAATAGAACCCTTCGCAAGAGACTTGTGTTTACCTTCAATGATCTGGATAGACTCCATGACCGCATTGAAAACGGCTCGGTCTTGACACCACTTCTCAGTACGATCAACCAACCAGTCAAGATTAGATTCTTCCTTTACAAACAAGTTAGGTAAGATTTCCACCGCATGACGATACTGTTCATCCGATAGACGATCTCCCTCATCAATCTCAATCTTGAAAGCTTCCAAGGTAGGAAGTTTGTTGTACTTGGCAATAAATTTGGTGAACTCCCGAAAGAGTGACTTGTACACTCCTTCGAAGTAGTCCGGTAGGATAAATGCTGCAACTTTACGTGCAAATGGATCGTTTGTTACTAGGTTCTTTAGAATCGTTTGTTCTAGATTAATATCCACTATTTCCTCTCTTGTGCGACGAGCCACCCCTCCGCATGTGCCTTCTCCAGAATGTCTTCTAGGATATCAGCGGCATGTTCTTGAAGGTTTACGTCTTCAGTTGTCACTTCAGGGTCAGGGGTGTATACTATCACAAAGTTGAAGGTAAGGCAATCCCTACTGCCATCAAAAGCGACATTTCCATAACGAATAACTGTTTCTGTAAGATCACCACGTAGGATGCGAACATCCCACGCTTGATCATTTGGTGAGTCCTCGACGGGAATCAACTTGTAGTCAATTCCCTCCGAGACCTTATCGACATTAATCTTCGGCATCGACAATCTCATCCATCCCAACCTGTTGAGGTAGACCGATCTTGTATTGTTTCTCCAGAAAATCTGCGAAGTCACTAAACTCAAAGATCGGAGCCCAGAACTCTTCTTCTAGTGTCTGAGCCAATCGAACTTTAGGGTCAACCAGTTCCCCAGTGTTAGTGTCAACACGACAGTACCAACCGTTACTAGGCTTAGCAACATACCCACCAACAAGAGCAACATCCAAAAGGCCGCTCCAACGTTGAACACCGCCTTCCCAAGAAACTGAGATAGGGATTTTAGACTTTTCTTTAACATAACGGGACTTCTCCACATTGATTACAAAGTGATAACCCTTGATCTCAGTACCCTGTTTGTCTTGTTGACGACCCAGAATCCAGATGTTATCGGCAGAGTAGTAGATACCCGTACCACCACCCACAATATCTTTCGGGAACAAACCGATCTCTTTGTAGGTGTGGTTGACAGCCAACATAGGAATGTTCTTCATCGCAAGGTATGGGGTTGCCATACGGAACAGACCTTTCAGTGCTTTCGCACGAGACATGTCAGCAACACCTTTCTCATTCAATGCATCTTCAAGTTCTTTCTTGGACGCAAGGTTACCAATCGAATCGATAACGACAATGACATTATCATCACGATCTATTTCTTCAAGTTGATTGATTAGATCGAACTTGAGTTCTTCTACATTTGTGATAGGAGTGTGAAGGACACGACTAGTGTCAATTCCAAACTGTTGGAAATAAGATTGGGGGGAACCAAACTCACTATCATAGAATAGTAATACCGCATCTTCTTTCTCCTTCAGATACGCACCCGCCATCAACAGGGCGAATGAAGTCTTGAAGTGTTTCGATGGGCCTGCCAGAACCGTAAGTCCTGGCGTCACACCACCGTTGATTGAACCCGATAGTGCCACGTTAACCATTGGCACATCGGTAGGAACCATGTCCTTTTCAGTGAAGAACTTACTCTCCGACAACACCTCCGTTGTCTTGATCTTGCTGTTCTTCTTCAGTTTGTCCATCACGCTCATTTTCATCTCCAAATGTAATATTGTTTGCTTTCTCTCGTTCGTCAAGTTCGTAGTTCTGTCGATAACGATTGTTGATATCCAACACATTCTTCAACAGATCAAAACTGACCACGTTACCTTCTTCGTCCTTGATCTCTGAGAACTTCAACAGTGCAGTCGTATCCTTGGGAAGACATGCACCACCGAATCCACGTTTGCGATCATAGCCCGGCACACGAGTGTGACCGATACCCACACGAGGGTCAGAACCCATTGCACGAGTAACGATATTATAACTACATCCGAACATGTTGACAAGATCAAAGAACTGATTAAAGAACGTGACCTTGGTTGCAAGGAATGCGTTAATACCATACTTAACAAACGATGCCTCTGCAGCTGACATGCGATAGTACGTGTCAGATTTGCACAGACTGAAGATATCATAAATCTGAGTCAGTTCTGCAGTACCACGTTCAGTACCACCAAGAACATGGAAGTCAGCATTCACGAACTGTTCTTCTGCAGACTTCTCCGTGAGGAACTCAGGGTTATACACGAAACGGTCAACCCCATCTTCGAACATAGAGTTGTACAGACGGTCAATAATGTCAGGTGTAATTGTCGATTTAACAACAACCAATGCTTCGGTATGTTCAATCAACTTGAGTACTGCATCCTCAACAATAGACGCATCCACGAAACCCGTTTCTGCATTCATGGGCGTAGGCGCACACACGAACACACACATAGGATCAAACTCCAACATATCGTCAACAGAAGTATCATACTTCGGATCAGCGATATGCAAATCCACTAGGGGATGTGTGAATGCATACTCGACCGCACGACCAACAAAGCCGTGTCCAACAATCCCTAGTCGAAAGGGGTTGTTGTAACTGATCGGTTTCTGTTTGTCCGCTTGAGTAGGCCCAGCTGCCTCATTCATTGCTGGATTATATTTGTCAAAATCATCTGCCATTTGTTACATCTCCTAGTTTAGGTATCCACTCTTTGTACCATTCAAAAAATTTCTTAACACCTTCATCAATAGACACCTTGGGACTATATCCAAGTGCCTGAAGTTTCTCTGTGTTACTCCAAGTCTCTTTAGTATCTGCGGGGTGTTTCTCACAGAGATTCATCTTGGCACCCTTTCCGGTCTCCCGTTCAATCGCCTTGATGAAGTCCATCAGTTGAACCTGTTCACCCCTACCGATATTAAATATTTCATTTGACTCAATTTCACGACTATCAAACTTCTCAAGGACAATCTCAATACCGTCAAGAATATCGTCGATGTAGGTAAAGTCTCGTTTCATGTCCCCATAATTATACACGTCAATGGTCTCTCCGTCAAGTATTTTTTTCGTAAACTGAAAGAGTGCCATATCAGGACGACCCCAAGGGCCATAAACAGTAAAGAATCTCAGTCCCACATTATCAATACCAGAGGACTTGAACTGACATTCGTTGACGTACTTAGTGTATGCATAAGCGTTCAGTTGGTGCGCCTTAACGTTATCTTCAACCCAACCGTTTTCTGTAATGGGAGTACCACCATAAACAGAACTAGTAGATGCATAGATCACACGAGGTCTCTTCATACCTTCAGGCATATCGTTGATAATATCAATCAACTTTTGAGTACCGTCAATATTGTTAGAATGATACTCAGCTTCATTACCAAAGGAATCTCTCACACCTGCGTGTGCTGCGAGGTGAATAATATAATCAAAAGGCCCAGCGCCTCCGTGATTAATTAGAGATGAATTCGTCAAGATGTCACTTCGAATATCTCTATCCCAGAACGTAAGTTCGAACTGTTTGGTTCTTTGAGTCTTTAGTTTGGGATGATAGAGATGATCGTTGTAGTTATCCATCGATACAACATCATGTTTATCTGCGAGTCTCGCATACAATTGAGAACCGATAAAACCAGCCCCACCTGTGATTAATATTTTTAACTTATCCATTTTTATAAATGTACTCCAAAGCTCTGTCTGCCTCTACTGTCAATGGTCTGTTCTCATACCAATTACCCGTCTCGCTATCAAACTGTTTACACATCTCCGCAATCTGATTTGCAGTGATCGGATAACCACTCTCATACGCACGTCCCGCAACCGCTACCATGATCTGATACATCTTGTGATACCAACCCGTATTAGAGATATGCATATACTCTACTGCAAGACTCTTGGGCCAGAAAGGACAGTCATGGTAGGATGTCCACGTATAGTTGGTATTATCTAGTTGACTCTTACGGTGTTCAATTACCGCCTTCTGCAATTCTGGTGGTAATCTATCTAGGAAGGAATTACCTGTCTTTTGAATGTATGGGTGTTTCGCCATCAACTCGGATACATTAATAGAACTCCCGCCTCGATGGTCAAAAATAAAATTAGAATCACAAGGATACTGCGCTGGAACGTAATACATTCTTGCAAGGTCTTTTGTCTGTGGGTCACCAAGTTCACCAAGGGATGTGTTGAGTGCAAACCAGAATTGTTTAATTCGGTCTCTATCCACCTGTTCGTCAGTTCGGAATACGAGGCGAAATTTAGGTAGAGTGCTACTATTAGAAGCAGTACTGTAACAAACAAAGTCATACTCACCAAAACGATCAATCAAAACCTCCTTCAGGTTATCAGCAGGAAAGTCATGATCATCAACATCCACGCAACACCAGCCTGCCCAATAGTTAGTTGTTTTGTTTGAACGAGTAGTACCGTCCTCAAACACAGCAGGAGTAATAAGAGGACTAGAATTATTTCCACCTTTCTCTCCTTTAATTTCAGATATCTTATATAACCATTTGACAAAGGAATCCCACGACTCAAACGACAGACGCCGGTGAGTCTTGTTGTCAAACTGGTTTTTGAACATAGTTAATTC